AGACAGGCCCAGTGTCGGGCTCCGTGCGGGTGCGGGGCAAGATTTATCCCTCAATCCGGGCGGCGGCGAAGGCGCTCAAGCTCACCTATGCCACGGTCTGGTTTGCCCTGGAACAGGGCCGGGAGGATCGCGTCGGGCTGGCCTTCAAACGGCCCGGAAGGTCAACTCCGGTGCAGATCGGACCCTACCGGTTCGCATCGCGTGTCGAGGCTTCGCGCCAGTTGGGGTTTGCCGATAGTTTCGTGGGGCAGGTGCTGCGCCGGAAGTCCAAAGCGGGGCGGCAAAAGATTTTGGCCGCTGCCATGGCGCTGGAATTGCGGGACACCGCCGATGTGCGCAAGCGGCGCCAAACGGTGCGGGAGGCAGCATGACCGATAGCACAGGCCCAAGCCAAGACCTTCTCGCCCAGTTGCATGCGCATCAAGACATGCTGCTGGCAATGGTTCAGCAGACCGCCGCGCTGATCGAGCATGTCGAAATCCTCGGTGCAAATGGGCCGGAACTGGTGGGGATGGCCGCCGATTCCGTGGACTGCCCGGTGCGCATTGCGGCCCTGATCAGCGCTTACGCCCGGGCCGCGCATATCACACCAGCCACGCTCGTCGGCCCCAGCCAGAAGCGGCGGCACGCGTGGCCCAGGCAGGCCGTCATGGCCGCTGCGGCACGTCAGGGATACGGCCTGAGCGCGATCGGCCGGGCGCTGGGAGGGCGTGACCATTCCACGGTCAAGTCTGGCATCAAGGCGCACAATCTGCGGATGGCGCATATGAAGGGGACGGAAGCAGCATGAGTGTGCGTCCTGACCTGAGGCTGACCGATACAGACGATCTGCCGGATTATCCGCTGGACGCCTCTGTCAAGCTGACCTCGCATTACTTCACGATGTTCTGGCATGACCGCTGGCTCGCCTCCGAACTGCACCTGACCGGATCGCTGGAGGTGCAGGCCTGTGCGCTGAATCTGATCTTCCTCGCGCAAAAGCAGTCGCCCTTGGGCACGCTGCCGGACAATGACGAAATCCTGTCGCGGATGCTGCGGCTGGATCTGCTGCTGTGGCGCGATCTGCGCAAGCGCAACCCCGGACCCCTGCATAACTGGTCGCTGTGCCGCTGCGGGCGTGAGGTGCGCCTCATGCATCCCGTGGTGCTGGAAGTGCTGCAAGAGGCCATCGGCAAGCGTGATGAGCGCATGCTGTCGAACGAGGAAAAGGCGCAGTACACGCGCCTGAAGCGCATCCGCGAGGCGCTGGCCGATCTGGGCTGCACCGATTCTGTCACCGATGACGGCGTGCTGATCGACCGGCTCGACCAATGGCTGACCGCCAACTGCCAGGGGCAGCGCCGCCGCCCTGTCTATGCCCGCGCCTTGCAGCATGCCGTGGCGGCGGGCTGGCTCGCCCAACCGGGCAAGTACCGATAATCCTTAAGTAGTTTCTGTTCTGGAACAGTTCCCGACAGTTCCAGAACAGTTCTCGACAGTTCCAAAACAGTTCCAAACTGTTCCCCGTAAAGGAAAGGAAAACAGAAGAAAGAAAAGAATACCTAAGGAACAGAATGACAGGGCGCGCCTGTGGATAAGTCGGATGGCTGGGGAAAAGGAAAGGGGCAGAGAATGGAAGATGCAGAAAGCACGGCAGAGAGTGTGACGGGCCGGGCAGAGGTGCGGATGCGCCTTGTGCAGCGGCTGGATGAGGCAGGGTTGGTCAAGGCAAAGGGCATGTCAGCAGAGGCGCATGGCAAGATGATCGACCGGCTTGTCGACCATCTGTCCTACCTCGCCCCGGTCAACCTCGACATTCTGGCCGATCACATGATCAGCCATGCGGCCGATGCGACGAGCTATGCCAGGGGCTGCTGGCCTGCCGAGGTGCTGACGCGTAGCTGGGCGCATGCCTTGCAGACCATGCCGCCAAAGCGGGCGCCCATCGTCGCCTCGTGGCTGCGTTCGGTTGAAGGGCCCACTGCCGAGGCGGGGGGCTATCTGGTCGAGCTGTACCGCCACCTGATCCGTCACCCGGTTCCTGTGCTAGCCTGGACCCTGACCAACATCCGGGGCGAGGCCGCCGAGAACAACCGCCGCATCGGGTTGATTCAGGACCGGATCGAACGGGGCACCGTACAGGCCGCAGACCGCGCCTGGCTTGAGGCCTACCGGGCCGATGAACGCGAGGCGCGTGATCTGATTGATCAGGGTCGCATCCTGCGTCAGTCGAAGTCGGCGGAGAGTGCCGCATGAATGACCGGGCAATGGGATTTGACCGGGTGGCGCCGTTGCGGCTGGCAAAGCAGCGGCATGTATCGAAGGCCAAGCGCACCCTGTCTGTCCGGCAGGCCCTGGAATGGGCTTTCATGGCGGAGCAGGCCTCGATGGACTTCGACGAACTGCGGGGGCCCGATGGCTGCGACACAATCTGGAAGCTGATGCAGCGCGGGCTTCTGGGCTGTGAGATCGACGGTGGGGGTATCTCGGCCCGTCATGATGATGCCGAGGTCATCGCCTCGCTGGTGGCGCGTCTGCCGGTGGCGCTTGGCGGGCGGGGCATGGCCATACGGATCGCCAGCCTTGCGCGCTGCGGATCGGTCCCGGACTGGATGCCTGATGCGCGCCAGCGCTGCGTGCCGATGGATACACGAATGACGCGCCACGGCCCCTTTGCGCGCACCGAGGTGGTGGGTTCGGTCGAGACAATCTTCCGTGGTCGCAGGATCAAGCATGATGTGGTGGCCTGCCCGGTCACCTATCGCCCGAGTGCAGCGCAGATCAGCGCGGCGCGGCGCGAATATCTGGACTGGTGGGGTGCCATGCTGGACCTGCGCCACACGCTGGCGCTGGCCGGGCTGCGCACGATCGAGATCACCAATGTGATGCCCCCGATGCAGCCTTGGCACAAGGCTATTGACGCGCAAGATGTCAACCTCTAGACAAAGAGCCATCAGGACAAGTGCGCCCGGGGGAAACCTCGGGCGCTTTGCATTTGGGGGTACGGCGATGGGACGGCTGAGGCAGTTGATGCCAAGGCTGTCAGTTGCACGGTCACGGTTGCCGACGGCGCAGGGCGAGCAAGAGCGTTCGCGATTGCGCGATGCATCGGTGGTCTGGCGGTCATGGTACAAGACGGCGCGATGGCAAAGGCTGCGCTGGTCGGTGCTGCTTAAAGCCTGCTTCACCTGTGCGAAGTGCGGGCACATCGAGGCCATCACCAAGCTACTGGTGGCCGACCATGTTGTGCCGCACCGTGGCGACGAGGCGCTGTTCTGGGATGAGGAAAACCTGCAATGCCTCTGCAAGACCTGTCATGACCGGGTCAAGCAGGCTGAAGAGCGGCGCGGCTTGGGCTGAGGCATCGGTATACCCAAGATGACCATTAAAACATCGGAGGGTAGGGGGGGTCTGAAACCTGCAGGCACCCGGTCCCGTAGACCCGCATCCCCAACAGTCAAAGATTTTTTTCGGGGGTTGATGTGAAATCTGATGAGGCTGGGGCGGTTGATCTGTTTGGCCGACCCGTGGAGCCGCTGCGGGAGCGTCGCGGACGGCCTTCATATGCAAAAACCGAAGCAAATCAACGCTTTGTAGAGGTTCGGGCTGCTGCTGGATGGTCCCATGAGGCGATTGCGGCGGATATGGGCATCGACGCAGACACGCTGCGCAAACATTTTTCGGGTGAGCTGTCGAACGCGGCATTGAAGGTCGAGGGCATGTTGCTGGACGTGCTGCAAAAACGGGCGCGGGAAGGGCATATTCCTTCGGTGCGCGAGCTGCGCGAACGGATTGTAGCGCGGGCCCCGAAGGCCCCACGGACGAAAGACGCCGCGGCGGGCGCCGCCAAGGGCGAAGGTGAGACTGTGAAAGCGGCCCCAGTCGGCAAGAAGGCCGAGAAGCTGGCCAAGGCGCAGGATGTGCCGAAGGAATGGGGTGATCTGATGTCTGCCCGGAGCCAGAGGAACAACTGATGCCGCTGGATTTCTCGTTTGCCTGCCCGGATTGGCGCGAGAAGCTGGTACGGGGGCAAACGCCGATTGCGGAGATCCCGGTCGACCAGATCGAAGCGGATACGGCGGTCGCCTTCTTCGACAAGCTCGTGGTGCCGGATATCCCGGGTCAGCCAACGATGGCCGAGGTTGGGGGCGACTGGTTTCGCGATATTCTGCGGCCCGCTTTTGGGGCGGTGACCTTTGAGGACGATCCGCAGCGGCCTGGCGTGAAGAAGATGGTTCGGCAGGTGGGTGAGGTCTTCATCCTGGTGCCGAAGAAGAATTCAAAGACCACAAATGCGGCCGCGCTTGGCATCGTGGCCATGCTGATGAACCGGACGCCAAACATCGACGGCGTGATCATCGGCCCGACGCAGGAGGTTGCCGACAAGTGCTTTGCCCAGGCGACGGCCATGATCGAGGCCGACGAATATCTGCGGCGTCGTTTCAAGATCGTGGAGCACAAGAAGACCATCATCGACCTGCATGTCGACGAGGCGACTGGTATCCGGATGAATGCCAAGCTGAAGATCAAGTCCTTTGATCCGAAGGTGGTCACCGGGTCCATTCCGGCCTTTGCCATTCTCGACGAGCTGCATGTCATGGCGGAATCGCACCATGCGAGCCGGGTCATCGGGCAGATCCGGGGTGGGATGATTACCAACAGCGAAAGCTTGCTGGTCATCATCACGACCCAGTCGGAAGTGCCGCCGGCCGGGGTGTTCAAGGCGGAGTTGGAATATGCCCGCGGCGTGCGGGATGGGCGCAATACCGTCGGCGTCCGGATGCTGCCGGTGCTTTACGAGTTTCCGGTTGAGATTCAGTCAGACAAGGAAAAACCCTGGCGCAATGTGAACATGTGGCCGCAGGTGCTGCCGAATATCGGGCGGTCCGTGTCGCTGGAACGCCTTGTGCCGGACTATCATCAGGCCTGCGACAAGGGGCCCGAGGAAGAAATCCGCTGGGCGAGCCAGCATCTGAATATCGAGATCGGGATCGGGCTGCATGCCGACCGATGGCCGGGGGTGTTGTTCTGGTTAGGCGCCAAGCGCGTCCTGACCTTGGAGACGATCCTTGCGACTTCGGATGTCTGCACGATCGGCTATGATGGCGGCGGGCTTGATGACCTTGCGGCGATCTGTGTGATTGGCCGCCATGCTGAGACTAAGGAATGGCAGGTCTGGATCAGGGCATGGGCCCAGCCGGAAGTTTTCGAACGGCGTAAGCTGATCGCCGAGAACCTGCGCAGCTTTGAGCAAGA